ATAGTATCATGCGCGGAATCCTTTCACATCGAACCTGATCTAATTCCAAACGAAAATGAACTCTGGTTTATGGCGCACTTGGCGCAAACCAGATTCCTCCCGCCACCTTCAATGAAGGCAGTTAGAGGCAAAATCGTTGATTACGTAAAGGGGATGACTAGGACGGAACTCAGTGAGTTTCCCGAACAGTCATTCATACTCGGTCAGTTAGTAGCCAAGAAGGTTAGGAACCGCTTGAAGAAAACTAAAGAAAGAGCCCCATTAGATACACACCTGAGCCTTAGCTCAGGGTCGTGTTGGGAAGCAACCAGGTCACAGGGAGGTAAATGGCACACAATGGAGGAACACTCTGAATTCATTGAATTCATGAATGCACCCATCCACAATCTGCCGTGCTTCACTGCGACAGCAGACTCCTACGTTGATTCTTTTGGAAACATGGTTTCCACGAAAGAAAACGGAAGTCTGCCAGTATGGAAAATAGCTTATTTAACAGACGAGCTTACGGGCGAGTTGGGCGACAATGTCGACACGGCCAACCTGTTTGACTCTTCTCTAGCCAATGGAATAGATGCCCGAATCGGGCAACTGCTTTTCACATGGGCTTGTTTAAAGAAGGATGAATTCGATGCGAAAGGCGGCAATCTAAGGGCGAAACTATTAATAATAGTCGAGCCCGGAGGAAAAATCCGTCCGCTAACGAGTGGTGAAACCTGGGCATATATCTATATGACCCCGGCAGGCCACATCCTTAAGCAACATCTCGAACTCCTACCGGGTGCACGGGTCGGGCTTGCCGACACTGACCACCTTTGGAGATTCGGAAATAGTTACGAGAAACACTTCCTTAGTGAGACGTCAAGACAGGGTTATAACCCCGAATTTATTTCCACTTCGGACCTTACAGCCGCTACGGACCGAGCACAACATGTGAACTCGGCCGAGATGGCAAAGGGATTCGTAGATGGGCTATCCGTCGGTGACGGAATGACCAAATACTTATCAGATTCTATCGACTTGTTGTGTTCGCCAAGAGACATTGTCTACAAGGCACCGCGAACCCAGATACGTGCAATAGCACGATACCTGGATCCCAGTTACAGAACTGACAAGAGTAAGGAAATCCGGTTTACGACCACATGTGGTGTATTAATGGGAGAACCTATTACAAAATCTATCCTGACTATGTCTTCAATGGCTGCATATTATGCGACCCTTCAAGGTCTTAAACACGTAAGGCAAGTGACGCCGAGGTCGATAGCAAAGCTATCAAACCCAGGACGTCGCACCTTTGCGTGCTGCGGAGATGATCATACAGCGTTAGGCCCGTTGGAGTTCCTCAAAGGAATCCCGGACTTTCTAGCGTCGATGGGTTACGAAATATCGTGGGAGAAGTATAGAATCTCAAGGAGATA